CTGGAAGAAATTAACTGTCAGTATACTCAGGCAGAACTTGAAAATGCCATAACTTCAGGAAAGTTTGTTATTCATAAGTGCGGTGATGAACTTAGGGTTTTAAGAGACATTAATTCCCTTACAACAGTAACAGAGGATAAGGGGAGCATTTTTCAGGAAAATCAGACAATTCGTGTGATTGATTACATTGCAGACAATGTGGCATCTGTTTTTAATAAGAAATATATTGGAAAAATTTCTAATGACAATGCAGGTAGAGTATCACTTAAGAATGATGTCAGAAGCATTTTTAATTATCTTGTAGATACAAGAGCAATAGAGAAATTTAGTGATGACGATATTGTTGTTGAAAAGGGTGAAGATAAGAAAGCGGTAGTAATTAATACAAATATTACTATTGTAGGTGTAATGGAAAAACTTTATATGACTACGATCATAGATTAGGAAGGAGGCAGTAAAGAATGAGTGGATTTATGAATACTAATGATGCACCATCAAGTAAGTTAGCAACATTATACTGTACTGTTGGAGGCAGAAGATACGCAATGCTTAATGCTAAGAATTTTGAAGCAAAGGCAAATGTTAGTCTTGCCGATGTACCGATTCTTGGTAAAACCATTAAAGGCAAAAAGCCAAGTGGATTGGAAATTAAAATAAAAATGACTTTGTATAAGTGTACGGAGGCTTTTGATAGACTTGTGGAAGAATACAAGAATACAGGAATGCTTCCAACTTTTGAAGCCGAGGTTGAATCAAATGATCCGGCAACATCAATGGGAGCATCAGGGAAAACTTATCATCAGTGTATGATAGAAGGAGATGTTCTTTTATCTTCATTTGATGCGGATGGAGATTTTATTGAACAGGACATTGAGGCATATGCAATGGACTACAGCAAGGATTCAGAATATAAGGAACCTGCATATATGTAATAGTAAAGTGGATAAGGAGAACTAAAAATCTTCTTATCCATTATTTTTTAGAAAGAGAAGGTAAGGAATATGGCAACTAATTTAAGTGCTTTTTTAAAGAAAAATAAGAAATATAAGGATGACGTGGCATATAAGGTAACCGCTTCATTATGTGACGAAAATGGAACTCCATTGGATTGGAAGATTAAGGCAGTTTCAACTGAGGAATATGAAAGAATTAGAGAAAAGTGTACAACAGAGGTTCAGGTTACAGGAAAGCCGGGTGTTTACAGACAAAAATTTAATTCTTCATTGTTTATTGTAAAGCTGATGTGTGCATCTGTTGCAGAACCTGATTTATACAATAAGGAATTACAGGATTCTTATGGTGTAATGAATCCGGAAGACTTAATTAAGCAGATGATTGATAATCCGGGAGAATATAATGAGTTTGCTGAATTTATTCAGAAGTTTAACGGATTTGACGAAACATTACAGGATAAAGTTAACGAAGCAAAAAACTAATAGATGAAGGTGATCCTGATTCAATGTATGCATATTACTGTCTACATAAATTTCATTGGACACCTTCATTTTTTATGAGTTTGGATAAAAATGAGAGAGCTTTTGTGATTGCTTCCATTAATGCAAGAGTTGAGCAGGAAGAGGAAGAAAGCAAGAAAGTTGGAAAGGTAAGGTAAAGAGATGGCATCAATAATGACTTCATTTCAGTTAACAGACAGAATGACGGCACCGCTTATGAACATAACTAATGCTGTCTCAACTGTAATTAATGAATGTGAAAGAGCCCAAGGCGTGTCAGGAAACATGTTTAATACTTCTAAATTAGCTTCTGCCAGAACAAATTTAGGATTGGCAGATGCAGAGATTAAGCAGATAGCAAGTGACACGTCAAGAGCTTCAATAAGTCAAGAAACATACAATGGTAAAGTAAGAGAGGGGACAAATTCAGCAAAAGGATTATTTTCCACAGTTAAAGGTTTGGTAGCTTCTCTTGGTGGAATATTTCTTATAAGACAGGGAGCCAGCTTTATAGGTGAATGTAATGAAAAGGTATCTCAATTACATCAGGCAGAGACAAAACTTACTGAAGTAATGGGTGCAATGCAGGGAGCAGGAACATCACAGGTTAATATGATGAAAAATCTTGCTTCAGAGATAAGTGGTTATGGTGTTGTTGGAAAGACAGCTTTAATAAATGGAGCGCAACAGGCATCAACATATTTTCATCAGACAGATGCAGTTAAAACTTTGTTACCTAAGATGGCTGACTTAGCGGTTCAGATGCATGGTGTTAATGTTACTAATGAGGATATGGTTAATATCGGTAATATGACAGGTAAGGTTATGACTGGTCAGGTTGGAGCATTAAGACGTGCAGGCATTTCATTTACGGATTATCAGGAAAAGGTAATGAAAAATGGAACTGAGATGGAAAAGGCTAATATGTTGGCTCAGGTAATAGAGCAGAATGTAGGAAAGATGAATGAAACAATGGCTAAAACCCCTGAGGGAGTAATGGCAAGAAATAAAAGGGATTTTGATGCGGTTAAAACAACTATAGGTCAACAGGTACAGCCGGCGATTGTTAGTATGTTTAATGCAATACATAACAATCTGCCAACCATACAGCTTTTAGCAACCGGGTTTGGAAATGCTACAATCTTAGTAATGAGAGCAATAACAGGAATTATTAACAT